CCGCAGCACTCAGGCTCACAGACGACGTCTACCGTCAGACTGTGAACCGCGTACAGCTTGCCATGGGTACCGGCTCTATGACGTTACAGCAGGCGATCGATACGGCTGTGAAGGACTTCCTCGACAATGGCGTTAACTGCATCGTCTACCGGGACGGACGGCGTGTGAACATCGCAGACTACGTCCGTATGGCTCTCCGCACTACGGCTACCAGAGCAGCGCTGCAAGGCAAGTCCGCCAAGTTCAAGGCTCTCGGCTATGACACAGTACAGGTCAGCAGCTACAGTATGTGCAGCAAGACCTGTGAGCCGTGGCAGGGCAGGATCTACATCGAGGACACGTTCAGCTTCTGGGACGGCGAAGTCATGGAGCAGGGCGGAATCCTGTGGGGCAAGTCTAACTACTGCGGCAAATGGTTTCCTCTGCTGAGCAGTGCAATTGAAAAGGGGCTGTTCCATCCCAATTGCCGCCATAGCATAAGCCTGTGGCGTGACGGTGATCCGCTCCCCGAAAGCGTGGACAACTCCGACAGCGAGCGCCGATACAAGCTGGAACAGAAGCAGAGAGCGCTGGAACGTGAGATACGCAGGGCAAAGCGGAAGGTCGAGGGCTTCACGGATCCGGAGAACGTCCGGAAGGCAAAGGCTGAGCTCAGACAGGCTCAGAAAGAGCTGAAAGACTTCATCGACAAGGTCAATGCTGACGAGGGCGAGACCGTTCTCAGGCGTGACGATGGCAAGGAGAAGGTCTACGAGGGCGAGGTAAAGCCTGAGTACAAGACCGAGCCGCTTGTAAGCGACGCTCCTGTCCCGGAGGGCAAGGCTGTTGAGGTTACAGTCAGTGAGCCTGAGAAGGCGGAGGGGGCTTATACTGAGGAGAGAATTCCTGAGAACTATATTGACAAATATCCAAATTCTGATATAATAGAGACAGGAAATAAAAATCCGGAGATACCAGAAGAAATAATCAACGATGTCAACGAGGCTGTTGATAAAGTTGCAGAGGATTTCCCAATTATCAGAGAGCAGGTTGAACCTATCGAGTTTGCTGATACAAGCCCTGATCTTGGCGAGAATGGTTTAATACCCGGCAAGGCAATAAACGTTATTAGGCTCTCTGATGATTATTGCTCAGATTATAATAAACTTCGCCAAAAGCTTGCAGAGGATTTTGAAAGTCATTTCAGCTATGAGGCTGATAATGCTGGTAGTCTTGCTTGTCACGAACTCGGACACGCACTTCATAAAATTCTTGCCATGAAACGGTTAGGAATTCAATACGGTGAAGACATGGATCCACTAAAGGATTACTTATTCGGTCTTGAGTGTGATAAAATAATGTCTGAAGTATTTGTACAATCATTCGATGAGAGTTTTACTTCAGCAGAAGCCATATATGCTGAATGTGAAAAGCAATTAGGTAGTATGACACGAAAACCATATGAAATTATAGCTCAAGGAATTGGCAATTATTATTTTGGTGTTACAAAAATGCCAATTTCTAAAGCTATATTTGATTATTTTAAGAGGGAGTTGGGATAAATGTACGAGGCTAATGATCGTTTTTCTTATGCAGAAGGTTGTTGGGTATTTCCTAAAGGTTTTGTTGAAGCAAGAGGTTTTACTGATTGCGATGTGCATTCAGAAAAAGATTATGACATATGCTTCAAACCTGATGTGCCGAACAATATTAAGCAGCGTTTTATCAAGGAGTACGCTGAATATCACAAAGAGTATATGAATAAATTTTTAGGGAAAACCGCCCTCGACTGAGAGCGGTTTTCTTATACCCATTTGAAGGAGGTGAGGGGGATGGACGAGAAAGCACTGAAAATAGTCAGAGATTATATATTTTCACATCTCGACAAGACGGATACTGTTCCGCCTTTTGATGTCTATATGGTCTGGAAGTGCAAAGCCTTGCAGAACTGGAAGTATCTTATCTCCAGTACACTGTGCGACGGTATGTACTATGAGCTGACATACAACGGCGACAAGAAGGAATGGTATCTCGACGCTTACAAGAAGTTCGAGAATGTTGTCATAAAGGAAGGTGAGTAAAATGAATTTCGGACAGGCGATTGACGCAATAAAAAGAGGTCACAAAGCAGCTCGTGAGGGTTGGAACGGTAAGAACCAGTACATTGAGCTTGCTTCAAATATCAGCTATATCAACGCTGACGGCTATGCCGTGAACGCAGAGCATGAAGCTATCGGCAATAAGGCTATCGCTTTTGTTGGTACTTCTGGTGTGCAGCTCGGTTGGCTCGCCTCGCAGGCGGATATGCTTGCAGAGGACTGGAAGATAGTATAATCGGAGGTTTATATGTACACAAGACGAGAATTTAACGAAAAGGAAATTGCGTTAAGTGCAGAGATAAGAGCAGGGCTTATCGCTGTAGAAGAGCTGCTCGGTAAATTACCGAATGGTCGTGAAAAGAGCATCGCCCTGACACACATCGAAGACGCTATGCTCCACTCAAATCTCGCTATTACAGAAAGCGGCTTATCCGCTGAATAACGCTTACAAGCATTTGCGACCGACACCAATGTCGGCGGCAAGTGCTATTTTTATATCCCAATGAAAGTGAGGTAAACTATGGAAACAGAGAACACCACTCCTACAGAGGAGAAGGACAAGAAGACCGAAGCTGAGAAGCCTGCTGAAAAGGCAGGGGAGAAAGCTGAGGAGCCCAAGGCTGAAACAGCCGCAGAAACGCCCTCAGAAGCCACGGAGACACAGGGAGAGAAAACTACACCTGAGACCACCGAGAATGCTGCTGAGAGCGAACCTGAGCAGCCTGAGAGTACACCTGAGACAGCTCCCGATGTTGACTATAAAGCCGAGAATGAACAGCTCAAAGCTGAGAACACCAGGCTGAAAGCTCAGCTGGAAGCTCACAATGCAGGCTTCAAGGGAGAGTACATTGAGGACGCTGTGCTCATCGCCGAGAATGCCGCTAACCGTGACGGTATCACTATCACCGAGGCTTTGCAGGCAGTTGCAAAGAAGTACCCTGAGTGGAAGCATACCGCCAGAGACACAGGCAAGACCGGTTTCAAGGTGGGAGCTGAGGCTCCCAGGGAAGACACCGCTGCGGAAGATGCCAGCCTCGACGAGGCATTCGGTATCCGCCGCAAAAAGTAAGAAAGGACTGATAATATGCCTAACACAATCAACTACGTTACCAAGTTCGAGACTAAGCTGAGAGAACTCTACGGTCAGGAGCTTACCTCGGACGCACTCTACCACTCTAACACCGACATCAAGGTGACAGGTGCGAAGAACATCAAGATCCCCAAGCTCTCAGTATCAGGTTATAAGGACCACAGCAGAAGCTCTCTCAGCTTCAACACCGGCTCTTATTCCAACGACTTTGAGGACAAGACACTCGACCACGACCGTGACATCGAGTTCGGTGTGGATCCTATGGACGTTGACGAGACAAACACTACCCTCTCGGTTGCTAACATCCACAGCCGCTTCGAGAAGACACAGGCTATTCCCGAGCTTGACTGCTACACCTACTCCAAGCTTTACAGCGAGTTCACAAGGATCGGCGGTACAGTCAAGACTACAACTCTGACTGCTGCGAATGTCCTCAGCGACTTCGACGACAACCTGGTAGCTCTGGAAGACGCAGGCGTACCTCTCGACAGAGTTATCCTGTACTGCACAGCCGCTTACAAGAAACTCCTGAAGGAGGCTTCGGATATCCAGCGTACATGGAATGTCAACAGCAATAACGGAGCGCTCAACAGAACAGTTCACACTCTCGACGATATCACCAAGATCGTGACAGTTCCTTCGGCACGTCTCAAGACTAAGTTCGATTTCACCGACGGCTGTGTTCCTGCCACCGGTACCGTTGCTGCAAAGAATATCCAGTACATTCTCATCGACCCCGAGTGTCAGGTAAGCCGTGTGAAGTACAGCTACATCCACTTTTTTACTCCCGGTACAGACAGCCGCACTGCCGACAAGTACCTGTATCAGAACAGACGCTACAACGGCACGTTTGCTATTGACCACCTGATGACACAGGGCTGCATCATCCATGCGGACGCATAAGGAGGGATACAGATGAAAGCGATCAAGGACAACAAGGTCTACACTGTAGACGAGACCACCAAGGCTTCATATCTTGCAGCAGGCTTCGATATCATCGGGGATGACGGCAAGGTCATTGAGCGCTCACCTTCGAGCACCGTCAGCCGCAGGGAGTACGACGAGCTTCTCGCCAAGTACGCTGCTCTTTCCGCTGAAAAGCCGGAGGAAGAGTCGGTTGCCGATCAGCCTAAGAAGAAGGGAAAGTCAGGCGGTGAGCCTGATGTATCTGAATCCTGAGGAGTACAGCGGAAACATTCCGGCAGAGGAACTGGCGGAACGACTGAAAAGAGCCAGCCGGGACATTGACAGCCTGACGTTCAACAGGATCGTCGAGAAGGGCTTTGAGAATCTTACAGAGTTTCAGCAGGAGCTTATAAAAGAGGCGGTAAAACTTCATGCAGACTTCTGCTATGAAAATGCGGAGCTGCTTGAAAGTCCTCTTGCTTCGTATGCCATTAACGGCGTGAGCATGAGCTTTGACAAGTCGAAGACAGTCACGGCGGAGGG